GCCTTGTAAATAGTCTCGATGACATACTTGTTTGCTCCGTTTCTAATCTGAACGCGAACCTGATTCTGCAACTCGTTCTCATCGGTCATGTCACCAAGAGCAGCCTTTCTGTAGTCTACTGCATAACCACCAGAAATAGTGGTAGTAGCAATAGGTACACGTTTCTTTCTGATGGTAGGGAACTTAACATCCTCGCCTAAAGCCTGCATGGTAGCAGTTACGTTTGCGAAATCAGGAATCTCGATTTCGCAAGACTCGTTATATCCAAGAGGCTTGTAGTTACCATAAATACTAAGTAATTTAATCTCCTGCATAAGAATAGGCTGCATAGCGAAACGTCTAATCTCGTTTAATTCAGAGATTGCAACTGGATCGTTAGAAGCAGCCTTTGAGTTCAGTTCCATAATATAATTAGCAGCTACATCGGCTTTCTTTCCAAAAGGAGCTAAGTCCTTTCCGTTTGCCATAGCAGAAAAAATCTCAACAACAGCAGACTTGCCGTTAATCTTACCGCTAACAAAATTAGCGTCTCTTCTTTCGTTATTTAATTCAAATGTATAAGACATAATCTATAATCCTCCTTCAATTATTTCGCAACAACTTTTACTTCTACACCCTTAACATTAGGGAGAACCTTGGTAATTTCAAAATATGGAGCAGAAGAACCGCCAGTAACTAACTTACCAGTTGCATCAGAAACCAATTTATTTCCCTTTGCATATGTATCTGGTAACTGTGCACCATAAATTTCAATAGTTTCACCATCAAAAGCAGTTAAATCAACAACTCTTACATGTGCACCCTTATTGATCGGATACTCATCAAGGTTTGCATCGTCACCAACCTCGATCTGCATAATTGCCTTAACAGCATTGTCTGCAACTGAGAAAGTGCCAGAAGTAACAGCACCAAAATCACCATTTAAAACATCTGTACCTGCGATAGCATCTTCAAACGCATATTTCTTCTCAATCTGAGAAATAGTAGAAAACTTAACCATTATTTTTCCTCCTTGTTTACATTAAAAAATATTTACATCTTCATCCTCAGTCTGTGTTTCTGAACACATCTCTGAGAAAATATCTACAACTTCGGTTTCCTTCTGTTCCTTAACTGAATTCTGTTCAGCAACTACTGCCTCAGCTTCAGCCTTTTTCTGATTTGTTACAATATTTCTGCAAATCTTATCAACGATAGAATTAATCTCGCTTGTTGCATTATCGAGTTCTTTCTTGCATTCATCTAATTCTTTCTTGCAAGCACTCATTTCCTTCTTGTCTCCACAAGCATTATCCTCTTTTTTGCAAGCATTGAGATTTGCCTTTAGATTCTCAATATCCTCTTCAGCACACTTCTTCTCATCCTCATTAAACTCACTAAGAGCAGAGTCAAGCTCAGCTAACTTCTCAGCTACTTTTGCTTTTGCCAATTCTTTCTCAAGAATTTCTCTTTCTTCCCAATAAGTTCTCTGGTCATCCTCAAGCTTCTTTAATGTAGCCTGTAACTGCTCTACAGAAGCATTGAGTTCAGAAATAGTAGTATCTTTTGCTTCAAGCTGTGAATTAAGCTCTGCAATCTGAGCATTCAATTCATCATTTTTACTATTTGTTTCAGAAATAGTAGTCTGGATTAACTCTTTTAATTCCTTCTCATCCATAATGTTTGTTTTTTCCTCCTTATTCATATTTTCAGCAACTTCCAATACATAACAATTTTCATCAGCCTCTAAAACGCCAAGCAGACAAGTTCCACTAAAATCAAATTCCATAGGCTTTCTGCCTTTTTCTTTATATCCACCGTCATAAATAATTTTTCTATCATTTTCTTCTTTACCCATAATTTCAATAGAAGATTTGACTTGTGTGGTTTCAAGCGTTTCACATAAATTCGGGTATCTCTGGCAGAAAATATATCCATAGCCCACTAAAACTTTTTTAGTTTCTCCATCAATTTGCAGTTCCTCAATTTTTGCATCTTCAATGACACCGACTGATTCACTATTCAAAAATAATGGTTCTGATTTTCCGTCTTCTAATTCAATTGTTTCTGTATATCCGTGGTCATACAAATCTTCTTTGTCTTCATCTAAAAAGGTCGCACAGATAGGAATCCCTTTAATACTTTCAAGATTGTCAAGTACATATTGTTCAATCCAAGTAATTCCATTCCTATTCATTTCACCTTCTTCGTGAATTGTCAGCAAAATCATACGAATATTTTTGCGACCACCCTTTGAAATTTGCTTGTTAATTTCGAGGATATGATTTTCCATAGTTTTATCCTCCTTTAAATTTTTGTATAATAAAAAGACTACTGAAAAGTAGTCTTAAAATTATTGATTATTAAATTATGTGTCACTTGGACTTGGTATTGCATTACCGTTATTCATTTGTGACTTGACCGTATTTTCAGAAGGATTATCTGATTTTGGTCTACCACCAACATTATCGTCTTTTGAAATTGTTGCACTTGTAAGATGTGGAAGATATTTCTCATAAACACCTTCTTCAATTTCTGAATCTAATACGTCATAATAAATATCTGGATCAACACCTGTACTAGCAATCAAAAATGTCATAGAACCAGATGCAGAAGTATATAAATCCTTCATCATGCCAAAAAATTCTTTTCTATTAACAAATGAAGTAGGGAAATAATATATATCTACTTTATTTCTCGCATCTTTAATGATATTCTTGTTTATTACATGTACTAATTCATTTTTCCACTCACAAGCCCATGTATATAATTGAGCTGTTATCATTTCTAGGTTCTGCTGACCGCCTGCGAATGTACCAGTTGACATTGCACCAATCAACGAGGCACAAATGCCTAAATCCACCGCAATATCGTTATTTAATTCTGGTTCATTTTTGTCGTCAAAAATATCAGTAGATACATCAATAGAATCTAATTTTGTACCTGCCGCTAACGACATAAAACTCAACCCGCCACGATTATTCTTCTGTAACACTGCTTGCTTAACAGCATTATGTTGGTCTTCTTGTTGCTTCTTAGTTAAACTAGAACCAGTTCCTTGTTTGTTTTCAGGGAATACCTCGTACAATACACGATTATTTACTTCATCAAGGACATTTCTCTTTGTATCTGTAAAGTAATCTTTGTATAGTACATCCTCTAATGCAGCAATAATAAGACTTCTTCCCCATGCTTCAACATTTTTACACTTTATTTTTCTACACATGGTTCTATCTGGGTTCAACACTAACCAATCACCATTGCCATTTACAGTATTGTTTTTCTGACGATATCCGTCTACAATTTCTTTAGGATACTTTCGCAACTTTCTATCTAAGTCCTCACCAGTAAAATCATCAAAATATCTTAAATTAAACGCCAAAACAAATCTACCATTTTTCTTCCCAACAATCTTTGTATATTGCCAAGGCAATGTTATAATAGAGGCATTAAGTCCAAAATCATTGATTTCAACGATATTTTCAACATCGTAGTCACTCATAAACTTTCGTTTATCAACAGTTTTCTGAGTAGTTTCAAAATAATAAAAGGCGATACCATCTAACATTTCTGTAAACAGAGCATCACGAATGAATGCTTTGTCATCAATGGTTTCCAAAGTTGACTTCATTAAGTCTTTACAAAGCTTTGCCTTTTGTGTTTTATTTTTACACGTAACAATTCTATCGAGCGTTAATAGGGCAGTCATATAATCTATAGAATTACTGACAATACCATTTTTACCATATACAAATTCAGATAATCGAATAGCAGTTTCGTGATTTATAATAGGATTTCTAAGAACAGAATCAATTTCTTCTTTTGTGAAATAATCATATATCCCACAGTTGAAAATTGATTCAAATAGATGATGATATGAGTATGAGTTAAATTCATAATCAATGTCTGGATTTTGTGGAGTAGCAGTGGTTGATACACTGTTTGTTTCTGATACTTGTTCCGTAGCAGTCTCTTTGCTTTTAGGAGGGCGACCCCTCTTACGTTTTACTTCTTCAGGCATAAGTCGCCTCCTTTCTTTAATTGATCAATACTTCGTAATCGTAGTCGGATGATGAACTGATTAAATCTAATTCTAATTGGTCGATAAAATATGAACCCATAGCCGCAGATACATATCTGTCTTTGGTATTAGTACCTTTTTCATACACTTTAACCGTACCAGTCTGTGGATTTTTCTCATATAATAATTCCGCAGCTTCTGATATAAGTGCTTGTGTTTCATAAAATGGCTTTTCAAACTCAAATTGTTTATCTACATCTAACTCATTTATATATTCAGTATTAGTATTAAGAATTTCATCTTTCGCAGATGTAGGAGAAACGAGGAAGTTTATTCGTCCTTCAGATAGATTTCTTCTAAAAGCATAAGCCATATCACTGTTTAATTGCTGACTGGCATTTATCGTATAGATGCATTCCTTTGCATTTGGATCAGCAACAATACCAGAGTATGTTTCGTTGTTCATTGTTTTAAGCGGTTGATACTCCTTCTGTCTACTTTCGTCAAATATGACCTTTCCAAGATTTATAACAATCTGACTACCACCATTACGAGCATCTAATACAAAATAATCCGCATCAAAGTCTTCAAACAATTGTCTGATCTTTATCGTTTGTAGTGTGGTATCTCCACCTTTCGGGGCATCAATATATGAATATTCGCGCCTGTATCCTTGTTTTATTTCTAATTTTCCATCGTCAGTCGAATATGTAGTTGCTTCTGGGATAGCTCTTATACAACAATAAGCGGAATTATCGTTTTTATCGCCTGCAACAAACGCAAAGTCACAAGAAATAACTCTGATTTCTCCATCTAGTTTAGGTATTGCATGTTTATTTTTTATTTTTGCTCGTACATCTTCATCTCGTCTTGGATAAAAGACTCTTTTTAGATTTTGATTTTTTATCAAAATGTCATATGTGAAAAATGCAGATGTATTCTGCTTTGGACGCAAATTCAAAAACTCGATAGCAAAGGTC